AAGAAAAACGACCAGTTTGAAGCACTTAAAAAATTCAAAAACGCAATAAACAAATAAAACTATGTCATTCTCTGTAGGATCACTCGCAAATTACACCAACGAACAATCAACTGATTTGTTGGTTAAGGCTCTTTTCGGGAGCAAAACTGCAACCTTGTTGCAATCTTCTAACCAAGTTCAGGTAGGTGTAAAATCTGCATCTGCTTTGAACATCCTTGCTTCAACCGTTTTCTTTCAAGCCGATGGCTGTGGTTACAACCCAAGTGGTACAACTGCCTTCACTCAACGTAACATCACCGTTGGTGCTGTGAAAGTTGAAGAAACTCTTTGCCCAAAGACATTGGAAGCAAAATGGATGCAAACTCAAATTATGCCCGGTTCACCAACTATGATTCCTTTTGAAGAGCAAATCGGTGCTGAAAAGGCTGCCGTTATTGCACAAACTTTGGAAGTTGCAATGTGGCAAGGTGATACCGCTTCAGGTAACCCTAACTTGAATCGTTTTGACGGATTCACCAAAATCGTTGCTGCCGCTTCTCCAGTATTGGCGAACGCTGCTCCAACTACCTTCACTTCAATCACCGCTGCGAATGTTGATGATATCTTGGATCAAATCTACGCTAACATCCCCGCTGCCGTTGCTGAAAAGAATGACTTGGTTTGTTTCGTTGGTATTGATGTTTACAAGTTGATGTTGGTTAACTTGAAGAACGCTAACTTGTTCCACTATGTTGTTGATGCTGCCACTTCAATGGAAATGGTTTACCCCGGTACAAATATGAAAGTAATTGCCGTAGGTGGTTTGAACGGAACTAACAAGATTCACGCTGGTTCTTTGAGCAACTTCTTTATGGGAACTGACCTCATCGATGAACAAGAAATCGTAAAGCTGTGGTATTCCGAAGACGCAGACGAGGTAAGAGTTCGTTTCACTTTCAAGGCTGGTGTGCAAGTTGCATTCCCCGGAGAAATCGTTTACTTCACCCTTTAATCTTCATAAAATATGCCCTGTTTACTCACACAAGGATTCACTCTTGATTGCAAGGATGCAGTCGGAGGTATCAAATCAATCCACCTTATCACTTGGGTTGATTCAAAATTCACAATTGCAAGTGGTGAAGTAACTGGCACAACCGTTGCGAGTGGTGATGTTTATGATTACGAGTTGCCGAAAGGTACTGGATCATTGACCATCACCACCAACGTATCTGTTGAGAACGGAACATCATTCAACCAATCGGATGTTGTTTTCAAACTTCGCAGATTGTCAACCACCAAGCGTAACGAAATGAAGCTCCTTGCTCAAGGTCGTTGCTATTGCATCGTTAAGAACAACAACGATGAGTATTGGTTGGTCGGCAAGGAGTACGGATGTGATGTGACTGCAATGGTTGCCAACACCGGTACTGCTATGGGCGATTCCAACGGTTATGAAGTTACTCTTTCTGCTATCGAAGCGGAAGCACCTTACAAATTGCAAAGTTCAGTTGTTACCGCTTTAGGTATCTAATTGATTCTTGTTTCATAGGTCAAATGGGGAGGGCAATTGCTCTCCCTTTTTTTGTTACATATTTTTACTCTCGCTATTTTGTAGAGATGTTGAAGGTAACCAAACAAGATTCCGAATACTGGTATGTGACATTGACCGAAAAGGTCACTATTGCAAACCCGTATTTTTTATTTAGTATGAAGTGCCGACAAACTGACGCTTACAAGAATTTCATTTTGACCGATGTATCAACTGCCAAAGAAAGATACAACAAGTTTTTGTTTGATGAAGGTGCAACCGATGCCAAAACTTTGGAGGTCGGTGAACACGAGTACAGAATCTACGCACAGATTTCATCTAACAATTTGAATCCATCATTGGCTGATGAGTTGGTTGAAACAGGCATCTTGAAAGTTCTCCCATTGTTAAACGATGAATTATTCTATCAGGTATCGTGAGCGAAAAAATATATACCACACAAAGGGATATGGGTGTTGAACACGAAGTTGATCTCACCAAGAAACTGTTCACCACAAACCGTGATATGGGTTTTGAACGTAATGTGGAATTCAACCAACGAAACTACGATGTTGATGCATTGAGGGCTTTCTTTTTATTAACTGAAGATTCATTTTTATTGCTCCAAGAGGATGGAGGTCGTTTGGTAGAAAGTTATGGGTAACAAGAAGATTTCACAACTTGATCCGATAGGAACTATTGATGTCGTTCAGGATAGCATTCCGATTGTTGACTATTCCGAAGGTGTAACCAAACGCACAAACCTTGTCAACATAGGTCAGCGTGTATTGGAAGCAAGTTCAACCACAAACCTTGCAGAAGGAACAAACCTATATTTTACCAATACACGAGTTTACACGAAGGTCAAAGCAACTTTGTTGGCTGGTTCAAACACATCTATCACTTTTGACGATGCACTTCAAACCATCACCATCGCATCACAAGGCAATGTTCAAAGCGTAAACACAAAGACGGGTGCAGTTGTATTGACAACAACGGACATCAGCGAGGGAACAAACGAGTATTTCACCGCAGCGAGAGTGAGAGCAGTTGTTTTGACTGGTTTGTCATTGGCAACCAATGCCGTGATTTCTGCAACTGATACCTTGCTGAGTGCGTTTGGAAAGTTACAGGCACAGATCACCGCAAACCTTTCAACCCTTACATCACACACATCCAATACAAGCAACCCACACGCCACCACAAAAGCACAAGTAGGGTTGAGTGATGTGCCAAATGTAGACACCACAAACGCATCAAATATATCAAGTGGTACATTGAGTGATTCACGCCTATCATCTGCCGTCACAAAGCAAGGAAACACATTTAACGGGGCATCTCAATTAGTGCAGTTGGATGCATCTGCAAAACTTCCAGCGGTTGACGGTTCTAATTTGACAAACTTAAACATTCCACCTTCAACGGGTGGGGACTTATACTTATTTTATAACTACTAAAATGCCAGCAAATACATCACCCATATTCGCACTATCACCAGAGCTTTCATTTGCAACGGTAACGGGTGCAACAACCGACCGAACAGGCGCAACGATGGCGAACACCGTCACGCTTTTAACCGCTGCAACAAACGGCACGAAGATCACGCAGATAGGGGCAAAGGTTGCCGGAACAAATGCGGCAACTTTGGTTTTGATTTTTGTGAGTGATTCAAGTGGGGCGAATTTTAAGTTGTTTGATGAGATTGGATTAACTGCGGCCACACCATCTACAACTGCAACATCACAAAGGGCGGTTAATAGTTATGCAGATTTGCAATTGAAGGCAGGTCAAGTGGTAAAGGTTGGTACTACTGTTGCCATCACCGCAGGGGTAAATATATTCGCAGTAAAAGGAGATTATTGATATGCCAGACTTTGGAAGTTTTAGAGGCTTTGGCGAAAAGTTGGTTCAAGGTCAAACGCCTACTCAGTTAGGGTTAATTGGTAGACAAGATTTTGGAATTGATCCAGATGGTGTTGCTTTTAATGCACGAGTAGTTGCAGCGGGTGGAACTCTAAGTGCCAATGAACAACTGGCTATCGATACTTTGGTCAAAGCATTAAAAGACGCAAACATTTGGGATGGTATGAAAGCCATTTATCCAATGGTGGGTGCAAGTGCGGCAGCGTGTGCGCAGAACTTAAAATCGTCAAGTTTCACGGGTGTATTTAATGGGTCATTTACATATGCAAGTACTGGCGTTAAGGGATCATCTGCAGGATATATGGATACAAATTTAAATCCATCGTTAGAATTGACAACAACAAACTCTTGTATTTTTACTTATAATAGGACTGCAAGTACAACTAATGGATTGGCAGGTCAAAGCGTTTCGGGATACAGGTATGAGATTTTTGATATTGCCGGTGATAGATATGTGAGTATAGGTGCGCAAGTTAATTGTGGTGCTCCGTGGCTTGGTTGGACTTTAGCCAGTAGACAAAGTGCAACTCAATATAAAATTTTCAAAAACAACACAAATACTTTTACAAACACAACATCAATTACTGGGACTTTTCAAAATTCAAATATGATGTTAAACAGGGTAGATTTTTATTACGGTAATGCTGAATTTGCTTTTTTTGGTTTAGGTGCGGGTTTAACAGACACACAATCTGCTGATTTTTACACCGCAGTACAAGCGTTTCAAACAACATTAGGAAGACAAGTATAATGTTAGGCTATCAATTAACCGAGGAACAAAAAAACCAAATTCAAGGACAAGAATTTGCACCTTTTCAATGCTTTAATTGTGTTCAAGATATCAACGGTATTTGGTTCAACATTTTAGGACAACAACAAATCGTGACTATTGCACCAACTCAATGGGTTTGGGTTCTTACCTTACCACAAGCCGAATACATCCCACCACCACCCCCACCATTCCCGATATGACAACACCGAAAGTAAAACCCAATGCGCTACCTGTTAGCTTTGATCAATTCCGTAAAAATCCTGTTGCTGCCGTGGCTTTTTGTATGCTGTTGGCTGTTAGTTATTTGTATATGGACTTGCGTTCGGGCAATCAACAGCAGATTGACGAATGTCGCAAAGAGATGGCAGTACTACGAGCAGAGCAGAAACAAGCATATAAGGCATTGAAGACGGCAGATTCTGCATTGTCCGCAGCCATTACCGAACTACGCATCATTAACTCAATGAAGAAACTATGAGATTGTTAATCATTTTTGCATTCGCTTTCATCGGTGGTTATTTGTTCACCGAATCTTGGGCAACTGAACCCAAGCCAGTTAGCGACATTGATGCGTTGTTGAAGAAGATTCAACAGAACACAAAAGCCGTTGGACAAGCCACTAAACAAGCACACGAGGTGAGTGAGAAATTGGTGGAAGCAAAAGTGGTTGAAAAAGAGCAATTGAAAGAAGCCGTGGTGAATGCTGAAAAGAAAGCCGAATCCGTGGTTCAACAGATGCAAGTTGTTCAAGACCAAATGGAGGTGTATGCCGTGAAGATGGTAGGTGCTGGATTGGATACCACCACCA